TAAACGATGATAGATCTTCTTGTGTTAATAAATTATTTAAATGTGGCTCTTCACCTTGTATTACTTCTTTAACGTCTTTTTTCATAGCTTTATCCTTTATAGTTGTCTCTTATATATACTATCTAAAATATATTACAAGTCTTATGAATCACTAAATGTAACAGTTGTAGGTACTTTTGCACTCCACTCTTCTGTATCAGCTGACATTGCAGGTCCTGATTTAACACCTCCAAAAGCTACACCATTTGAAGTTGTCCCTGCACCAGCAAGTTGTCTTCTACCCGTGCTTAAATCTGCAATTTCAGTCCAGTTTGATCCATTCCATTCTTCAACAACTTGTTCAGTAGTATTAGGTGGATTTTGACCACCAAAACATAACGCAGCTGGCTGTGTTCCTAATCCACCTGCATATTGTCTTCCTTCATTTAAATTATTAACTTCTGTCCAGTTTGTTCCATTCCAAGTTTCTGTATCAGCTTTTATTGGACTAGCACCTCCAAAAATTATACCAGATGAATTACTGTTTCCTGCAGCAGCTTGACCATACCTAGCGGTGTTCATGTCATTAACTTCTGTCCAGTTTGTTCCATTCCATAATTCTGTTAAAGCTGAGTTACTACTAGATACTTCTCCTCCACAATTTATTGCAGATGTAGACGCTCCAAAACCTGCTGAAAGTGCCTTTGCTTGATTCATATCATTAACTTCTGTCCAGTTTGTTCCATTCCAAAGTTCTGCTGCCACTGATGAACCTTCGTATCCAAAAGCTAACGCAGCGGTATTAACTGTTCCAGCTCCATTTACTTGTCTTGCAGTATTCATATCATTAACTTCTGTCCAGCTAGTTCCATCATAAGATTCTGTTTGTGCGTTAGGGCCACCACCTCCAAAAGCTAAACTTGCGTTATATGTTCCAGCACCACCTAAAGCTTTTCTAGCAGTATTCATACTTCCACCTGTAGTCCAAGCTCCAACAGCGGCCATATTCCATTCTTCTGTAGCACCAGTTTTAGTAGGTGTATTTCCACCAAAAGCTAGTCCTGCACTACTTGAACCTGATGCACTTACATTAGATCTGGCTGTAGCTAAATCTGCTACTTCAGCCCAAGTTGTACCATTCCATTCTTCTGTAACAGCAGTTTTTCCAGGAGGAATATTACCACCAACAGCAAGCATAGAATCTGTATTGTTTCCTACACACCTAAGTGAGTTTCTTGCAGTATTTAAATTGTTAACTTCAGTCCAGTTTGTGCCATTCCATTCTTCGGTATTTGCTGTATATCCTGGAGACTCTCCACCCGCTGCTAAAGCACTAGTAGAAGAAGTACCGTTTCCTCCTAACATATATCTTGAATCATTTAAATCATTTACTTCTGTCCAGTTTGATCCATTCCATACTTCTGTTTTAGCAGAGGCACCTGGTATAGAATAATCATACCCACCATAATTTATAGCTGCAGTAGATGATCCAGCACCTCCAGAAGATTGTCCTTGCGTTCCGTTTAAATCAGTTGTTTCTGTCCAGTTAGTTCCATTCCATTGTTCAACAAGTTTTGAGTTAACTGAACCAGGTCCAAAATAACCTGCTATACACAAACCCGCCGTAGCAGTTCCAGTGCCAACTTGGTATGCTCTAGCTTGATTTAAATCATTAACTTCTGACCAACTAGTTCCATTATAATTTTCTGTTTTATCTGTATAACCACTAGCGCCATTACCACCTATAGCTAATGCATCTGATTGAGTTCCAGCATTAGAACCACATCCAGTAGTTCTAGCACTATTCATAGTTCCGCCTGTAGACCAAGCTCCTGTTAGTGTAGGTCTTCGTCCTTTTAAAACATTATCAGTTGTATTAAACCAAACTTGTCCTTCAATAGGATTTGATGGATCGGATGATACCGCTTCAATATTTATTCCGTGTATTTCTTTGTATGTTGCCATAATTAACTCGCACCTACTGTTTTAGTTGTTGTTCCAGCAGCCCATTCTTCTGTTGCACCAGTTACAGGTGGATCTTCAGTACCACCAAAAACTAATGCTGATGTATTACTTCCACTTGAAGGAGTTCCACCCATGTCATTTCTTGCTGTGTTTAAATCTGCAACTTCCGTCCAAGCAGCACCATTCCAAGATTCTGTTACTGCATAAGCTGGAGAAGGTTGATAACCACCAACACCTAAAGCAGATGTTGCAGTTCCAGCTCCTGCCAAACTAAGTCTAGCTTGATTCAAATCACTGACTTCTGTCCAATTAGTTCCATTCCAGTTTTCTGTTTGTGCTTTTAAATTTAATCCTGGAGGAGTATTACCACCAAAAACTAATCCAGAAGTATTGTCGGTACCAGCGGTTCCCGCATTTCTTCTAGCTTGATTTAAGTTATTAACTTCTGTCCAGTTAGTTCCATTCCATAGTTCTGTGTTAGCGGTTGGTGCAGGAGGAGCTCCACCACCAGCAGCTATTGCTGAAGTGTTAGTTCCAAAACCATATAAATAAGGTCTAGCTAAATTTAAATCATTTACTTCAGTCCAGTTTGATCCATTCCAAGTTTCTGTCAAAGCAGAAGCTGATGGACCAGGTTGAAAACCACCTGAATACAAAGCCGCAGGACTGGTCCCTGCACTTGCTCCTACATTTCTACCAGTATTCATATCGTTTACTTCAGTCCAATTTGATCCGTTATATAATTCTGTATAAGCTAAATAATTAGGTGGATTTCCACCAATAGCTATAGCAGCTGCTACAGGACCACCTCCTCTTACAGCTGTTCTAACGTTATTTAAACTTCCACCTGTAGCCCAAGCATTAACTGGTGCACCTGCACCCGTCCACTCTTCTGTTGCTGTCAAATCAGCTGTAGTAGCAGTTTCTCCACCAGCTGCTAAAGCTGCTGTGGTAGAATTACCAGATCCTTGCATAGCCCCTCTTGCAGTGCTTAGATCTGCAACTTCAGTCCAACCACTTCCATTAAATTGTTCTGTTACTGCTGTAACGGATGGAGTTAATCCACCAAATACTTTAGCATCTGTATTACTTACTCCAGTTCCTGCTAATTGGTATCTTCCAGTATTTAAATTATGAGTTTCTGTCCAGTTAGTTCCATTCCAAATTTCTGTGTCATTTTTAGTCCCTGGTGCACCACCAGCTGCTATAGCAGATGTCGGAGTTCCTCCCATACCTACATAAGATTTTGCAGTATTTAAGTCATTAACTTCTGTCCAGTTTGTTCCATTCCAAGATTCTGTTTCTGCTGAAGCTGAACCAGGAGGTCCGTATCCTCCAGTACCTAAACAAGCTGTATTATTAGCTCCAGTTCCACGTATACTACTTCTTCCAGTATTTAAATTGTTAACTTCTGTCCAGTTAGTTCCATTCCATAATTCTGTTATTGCTTGTGCTGGTGGCGGAGCAGTACCACCAAAAGCTAATGCTGCTGTTGCTGAACCTGCTCCAGTCATGGCATTTCTTGCAGTATTTAAATCATTAACTTCCGTCCAATTGGTTCCATTATAAGATTCTGTTTTTGCTGTTGTAGGTGGTAATCCACCAAAAATTAAACCTGTTGTATTACCTGTACCTGCTGTTCCACTAGTGCTTCTTCCAGTATTTAAATTACCACCTGTAGCCCACGAACCAGTTGTGGTTACAGTTGGATAAGAAAACTTTAATACCTGATCGGTCTCGTTATACCACACCTCTCCCGTTATCGGATTATCGGGATTAGTCGTATAGTTCCGAATCTTTGTGCCATGTACTTCTTTATACTCAGCCATTTAAATTTTTACTCCTCCAATGTTACATCAGCAGGTCTTGGATTCGTATCTGTCTTTTCTTCCGCAGGTAACGCATCCCAAGCAGCTTGCGCCGCTTGAACCTCTGCATCAACTAATGCTTGAGCCTCGTCTTTTGTTTTAACGACACCCGCTACTTTGGCAATCCA